AAGAAAAAAAGTAGTTGACAATTTAGTTTCCTCACGATATAATTTCGTTATTAAAAAGTAATAGATTCAAAGATGACAGAGCTAAAACGAGATCCCGTAAAGTATATACGAGATAAAGCAAAATCAAGGTATGAAAAAGCTTCTGAGTGCTATATATGTGGAGCAGACACTGAGCTTGATTTTCACCATTACTATAGTTTAAGTCCCCTACTTCAGAAGTGGGTTAAAGAGCAAAACTATATGATGGAAGATATTCGAAATTTTAGAGACGAATTTATTAATGAGCATATTGAAGAGTTATACGATTATACTGTTACTTTGTGCCACGCTCACCACTTAAAATTACATTCAATATACGGGCGAAACCCAACACTACACTCAGCGCCTAAACAAAAACGTTGGGTAGAGATACAAAGAGGAAAGCATGGCTTGGTATAATAATATTTTTGGTGATAAGGAGGAGAAGTTAAATCCTGCTCAACCTTATTTTGACCATAAAATTGAGAGCAGCAGAGAGCCTACTTTTAGTTTTGAAAGAGCGTATGAAGACTTAGAAATTGTAAATCGCGGTGTTAATATGATTATTGATGATACCGCTGAGATAAATGTAAAAGTCGGTACTCAGCTACCTATCCAAAGTACTATAAAAGGTATAAAAAGATCCAGAGTATCTCTTTTACTAAATAAAGAGCCTAACCTATTTCAAGATATAAGTTCTTTTCGTCGCAATCTTATTATAGATTATTTAATAGACGGCAATATTTTTATATATTATGATGGAGTTCACCTTTATCATCTGCCAGCAAGTAAGATGAAGATTCATGCAAGCGAATCTACTTATATCGAAAAGTTTACTTACAATGAGCAAGTAGACTATAGCCCTCGAGAAATTATTCATGTAAAAGAAAATTCTTTTTATTCTATTTACCGAGGCGTTTCAAGATTAAAACCCGCTCTTCGTACTATGGTACTTATGAAGCGTATGAGAGAGTTTCAAGATAACTTTTTTAAGAATGGAGCAGTTCCAGGTCTTATACTTAAATCCCCAAATACACTGTCTGAGAAAATTAAAGAACGAATGATTCAATCTTGGCAGCAACGTTATCGTCCTGATGCAGGTGGGAGACGCCCACTAGTTTTGGACGGGGGTATAGAAGTAGATCCTATTTCAAATATAAATTTTAAAGAACTGGATTTTCAATCAGCAATTACAGAGAATGAAAAAATTATTTTGAAGGCTCTTGGCATCCCACCTATCATGATGGATTCTGGTAATAATGCAAATCTTCGTCCAAACATGAGAATGTACTATCTTGAGACGATACTACCTATTGTAAGAAAAATTAACTTTGCACTAGAAAAGCATTTTGGATTTGAACTTACAGAAGATGCTACCGATATTCCAGCACTTCAACCAGAGTTACGTGATCAAGCTCAGTATTATTCAGCACTTGTAAATACTGGTATTATAACTCCTAATGAAGCTCGTGAAGCTATCAATTTCGAGCCGATGGAAGGTTTCGATGAGTTAAGAGTACCAGCAAATATTACAGGAAGCGCAGTAAATCCTGACGAGGGCGGTAGGCCCACAGAAGAAGGAGAAGATTAATGGCAGTACGACAAAAACAAAAAGTATTAGATATTGCATATGCACAATTTAAAAAGCATGGTCTTGCTTTAGATATCGACTACAAAGAATATGCAAGGGTAGTAGGCTCTCAAGACGCTCTCCATGCTATTTCAGTAAAAAGAAGTTTTAAGGCGTGGAAGTATCTTTTACACGCGCTTAAAGTAAAGCACCCAGATTTGGGTAAAAAACCGGAGCCAGCACCTGCTCCGAAACCTGCTCCGAAGGCTAAAGTAGCACCTGCTGCACCTTCGAGCGAGGCTGCTCCGGCAGAAGAGAAGAGTGAAGACTAATGGAAAAGATTTTTAATCTTACCTCTACCTTTAAGGCTTTAAATGAAGACGAAGATGGTAGCGTTCACATTTGCGGAATGGCTAGTACTGCTGACTTCGACCGAGCGGGAGATACAATTTCCGCAGAAGCTTGGACTAAAGGTGGCCTTGGTAACTTCGAAAAGAATCCTATTATTCTTTTCAATCATGACTATAACAAGCCTATTGGACGTGCTACAGGACTTAAAGTCACTGAAAACGGTCTTGAACTAAAGGCTAAAATTTCTAAATCTGCGCCCGATCATGTCGCGCAGCTTGTAAAAGAAGGCATTCTTGGAGCATTTTCTGTTGGTTTCCGAGTCAAGGATGCTGATTACCTATCGGAAACTGACGGATTAAAGATTAAGGATGCTGAGTTGTTTGAGGTGTCGGTTGTTTCCGTACCCTGTAATCAAGCAGCAACTTTTTCTCTGGCGAAGTCATTCGACTCTATTGAGGAGTATAATGAATTCAAAAAAACTTTCACCAATCGTGTAGATCTAGCCGGTCAGTCTCTGGCTAAGGATGAAAATTCATCGGTAGCTAGTGAAACACCGGACGAAGCGGAAAAATCCGCTAAAGAGGAGATCAATATGTCGGAAGTAAATACTCCCGAAGTCGACTTGGAAGCTTTTGCTAAGAAGGTAGCAGAGGAAACTGCTGCTAAAATTGCAATGAAGCAAGCTGAGTCAAAGGCTGCAGAAGAAAAAGCAGCTCAAGAAGTCGCTGAAAAAGCTCAAGCAGATGCTGAAGCTAAAGAAGCACAAGAAGAAGAAGTAAAGCAAGCTATTACTACTGGCGTTGAGTCAGGTGCTGAGCGCCTGATGGCCGATATTCAAGCTAAGCTTTCTGAGAAGGATGCGAAGATTGAAGAAGTAATGCAGCAACACGCGAAGGACTTGGAAGAGAAATCTGAAGAGCTCCAAAAAATGCGTGATTCAAAGCGTGTATTCGCTGATCGTAGTGGTTCTGGCGACCTTTCTAAGTTTGGTAAGGACTTCATGTACGGACACCTTCTTGGTGTTATGACTGGAAAAGGTTGGGACACTGACTACTCTAAGATCCTTATGGAAAAATTAGGTATCAACTATGCAGCTAATGCTGGTGATATCGCTCAAGAAGTTTCTACTCAAATTGAGAAGGAAATTATGCTTGAGTTGCGTTTGGCACAAGCCTTCCGTGAGATCACAATTAACTCACAGACTCAAGTATTGCCAATTCAGACTGATGCAAAAGCTGCAGTTTGGGGTGCTAATACTGATGCCGCAGGTAACTTAGATAACTTGGGTGGCTCTAACGCTACTTACAATGCTAGCCAAGTAATCCTGAAAGCAACTCGATTGATTTCGACTACTTTCATGGAGAACAACATTGACGAAGAAGTCCTTGTTAACTTGATGCCTATGCTTGTTGAATCTGTTGCTCGCGCTCATGCTCGTGCAGTGGATGCTGCTCTTCTTACGGGCACTGCAGGCGGTGCAGAAGCGTTTAACGGCCTCGAAGCTCTTGCAGGCTCTAACGCGTTAGAAACTTCAGTTAACGCTGCTGGCGCAGGTGTTGTAGATGCTGCAGACTTCCTTTCAGCTCGTAAGTTGATGGGTAAGTATGGCATGATGCCAGAAGATCTGATTTATGTTGTATCACAGAAGCGTTACTACGATCTGATTGCTGATGCCGGCTTTGCCGATATCACAGACGTAGGCTCTGACGTAGCAACTAAGATTACAGGTTCTGTAGGTTCTATCTTTGGAACTCCAGTAGTTGTATCTGATCAGCTCGAAGCAGAAGGCGCAAGCGCATCTGTAGGTTATGCTGTAAACGTTCGTAACCACGTAATCCCACGTCTCCGCGGTGTATCCGTAGAGCAAGATTACGAAGTACTTAATCAGCGTCGAGTAATCGTTGCTAGCCAGTCACTCGGCTTCAACCAACTCGTTGCTAATAACGGTACTACTGACGTATCTGTTGTTAAGCTGACCCAAGCGGCTTCTTAATAACTTTACAAACTGGGGAGGTTCGCCTCCCCAAGTTTTTACTAATATACTTATGGCAGATTTAACAACATTAAATGACTATAAAGCAGCGGAAGGGATTAATAGCCCTAAAGACGACGCTCGCTTAAATTTTCTCATTCCTTCTGTGAGTGAATTAGTAAAAACTTATTGTGCTAATAGTTTTGTAGACTATTACTCTAGTAATAAAGTTGATACTCTTAATATTGACTGGGATACTCATATTATACAACTTACTGAGAGTCCTGTAACTACAATCGTATCTGTAGAAGAGCGAAATTCTTATGGGGATGCTTATGTTACTTTAACCACAGGTAACTATGAGTATTTCTTAGACTCTGCTACTGATAGTATTATGCGTACTACAAGTGGTAGTACTTATATAAATTGGCGTCGTGGCCCAGGTGCAGTTCGTGTAACCTATAAAGCTGGATATTCGACTTTACCAAGCGACTTACGACTAGCAGTTTTTGATCTAATTACATATTACTTGAAAGATGAACATAAAGAGCGACGGTCAATTGCTGGCGCTAGTATTCAAAATCAGTCAAGCTCGAGTCAGCGTAATAATGTGGCATTTCCAGATCACATAAAACGTGTACTTGATCTTTATAAAAACTTTTAATGTCCTCTGGAAATTTAAAAAAGTTTCTAACAAAGTTAGATAAAGAACTACAAAGAAGCTCAGAAGATTATAGAACTGCAGTAACTAATAAAAAGTATCATGTATTTACTTATAAAAGTACGGATCTTCGAAATACTTTAAAGTTGTTGCTAGATAAATCTACTAGTTTTGATAATGAAGGTAGAGAAATTTTAAGAAATATTAGGGAAGAGTTGACTCCTCTCATAGCAAAGCTAACCAAAAGTATTCGAAAAGAATTTGAAAGTATTGCAGCAACTTCTAATAAAACTGTTAGAGTAAAAAATATTCGAGGTGGAGTTACTGTAACTGTATTTGAATTTGAAGGTAAGAAAGGGCAGAGAGATAACTTTAAGTTAATTCAAAATGCCTATAAAAAACATTTGGACAATTTTTACCAAGATTTTTTAAAGATTTTAGGTAAGCCGATAATTCGTAAAAGTAAAAGTGCTAAAGGTGGAAAAGTTAATGTTGGCACAGCGGGGCAAGCATTTAACTTAGAGCATTATAAAGGTGCAAGTAATATTGAAATGTTTATCAATGATGCAGTTCATGCAGCATTGCAAAATATTTATAAAACAAGCGATATTACAGGGATCAAAAAAGAGTTAAAACAATATCAGTTAGAAACTGTTTTACAAGTTCATAAAAAAGTAAATCAGGGAAAAGTGGAAGTAAAACTTGGGAGTCAGCTTTTAAATGTTATTCAGTCAAAAGAAGAGCAGGGCTTAAAAAGAGACTTAACTAAACAGCTAAGAAATGCTATACAAAAACTAGATGTTGTAAACTTAGAAGGTTCTGATAGTTTACTAGAGGGACAGAGAAAGAAAGTAGTAAAAACAGTAGTTACGCCTTTTAAGAAAAGTAAGAATTTTACAGTAAAGCATGAAAATACTACAGTGAAAGAAAGTGGACCTGTAGCTTTAAGAAAGAAGCCAAAAGTTAGACGAAATACAAAAACTCAGGCACCTTTAGCAAGAAAAAGAAAGTTAGAGCCCCGAGAGGGGGATAATCGTCGTTCGATGTTTTCTATAATGGCGATGATTAATCAAAAACTGCCGGAGACTGTAGAAAAGAATATGTCAGCTCCGGGCTTGGAAAGTCGAACAGGTAGATTTGCAAGAAGTGTTAAACTTACAGATGTTTCTGCCACTAGACAAAATTTTCCAAGTTTTGGTTATACATATGATAAAGAACCATATCAGGTTTTTGAAATGGGACGGGGTAAAGCTCCCTGGGCTACGCCCGAAAGAGACCCTAGAAGAGTAATAGACGCTTCAATACGAGAGTTGGCGGCAGAAATGGCACTAGGAAGATTTTATACTAGGAGAGTGTAATGGCAAACGAAAGAAACTATACTACTCGCAGATCCGCCATTACTGCAGCCATTGCAAATAAACTAGCCCTTATTGATGGTCGAGGAATTTATCATACAGCAGTTGCGGAAGTAAGTCCTCGATTAAAGTTTTGGGACGAAGTTGAAGAATTTCCGGCAATACATTTGAATGCGGGATCTGAAACTCGACAATATCAAGCAGGCGGATTTAAAGATCGCTTTCTAAATGTTACAATTCGATGTTATGTAAATCAAGAGGATTCAACAGATGCTCTTGATGAGTTACTAGAAGATGTAGAGACTGTTCTTGAAGAAAACAGTAGACTAGTTTATAATAATCGTTTAGGAATAGAAGAACTTATTCAACAAATCACAATTATCAGTATTGATACTGATGAAGGTGTATTAGATCCTTTAGGGGTTGGAGAAATACTCATAGAGGTTCGATACTAGAAACGACTGGCACGAACAAAAGTTCACGACCAAGTCTTTTCAAAGTTCATAGGAGATAACTATGGCAGATCAATTATATTTTAGTAGAGACTCGAAACTCTTTATTGAGTGGGCGAGTACTACAGGTGTTTGGGAGGTACCAGTCCTGGACGGATTTAGCTTCTCACAAGCAACTAACGCATCTGAGATTACTCTTGCAGAAATGGAAGATACAACTGCTGTAAGTAGACGAGGTCGACGACTGTTTAATGACTCTCTTGCTCCGGTGGAGTGGAGTTTTAGTACGTATGTAAGACCTTTTAAATCTGCAGGTAGTGCAGATGGTACGAATGGAATTGCAGACGCAACTGTAAATAATCATCATGCTGTAGAAGAGGTTCTTTGGGCTCTTATGGCAGGTGCTGATACTTATAGCTCCTCTACTTTTTCAAGAACTGCTCAACAGCATGGCGGAAATGGCACTGTATTTACCGCAGATACAACAGATGCTGATATCAGTTTTCAACAAAGTAACAGATCCTCTTTGCCAACAGCAACGTTGTATTTTGTAGTAAATACAGCAGCTGCAAACCCTGTTGTTTATAAAATTAATAATGCAGCAGTAAATGAAGCATCTATTGACTTTGATGTTGATGGTATTGCTACTATTAACTGGTCAGGTTTTGGAAAAGAAATTGTAGACTTTAGCGGTAGCGTGCATCGAGATGCTACAGCTCCTGCTACAAGTGGCGAGACAACTGCAGACGGCACAGCTTTAGCAGATGGAGAAATTTGGCTTGACTCAGATAATGATGATGCTTTCCATATTGTAACAGATGTATCTGCGGGCAATTATGTAAGAGCAATTGATGAGGGCACTGCAGCTACAAATAACTTTATTCGTAACCGTTTGACTTCATTGGATGTTGCACCTGGTGATACCACAACTTTCCCAGGAGATTCTAGTAATAAGTATACTCTTACTCTTACAGGAGGTAATATTACAATTACAAACAATATTACTTACCTTGTACCAGAAGAATTGGGAACTGTAAACATTCCTATTGAGAATATTACAGGTGCTCGATCAGTAACAGGAAGCTTTACTTGTTATTTGACTCTAGATGACTCTGACTATAGTACTTCTGGTACTTCTGCAGACTTCTTTAACGATCTTACAAGTACTGCAGCACTACAAAAAGTTGTAAACGAGTTTGATCTTACGTTTGCAATTGGTGGTACAGCGGGTACTCCTCGATTGGAGTTTGGCTTGCCCAAGGCACACGTTGAGATTCCTGCACACTCTATTGAAGATGTTATCTCGCTCGAGACAACTTTCCACGGACTGGGCTCTTCAATTAGTGCTACTGACGAAATTGATATTAAATATGTGGGCGTAACTCCCACCTAATAATATTTAAACTACCTAAACCCGCTTCGGCGGGTTTTTTGTTTTGAGGTGTTAAAAATATTTCTTGACTTTTTTGTTGTGCTTCGATATAATATGTGTATTAAATTAATAACAATTTTAAAAGAAGGATTATATATATGAGTGATTCGCCTGTTTCTCTTTCGAGTCTTATGACTCCAAGTAAGACCGTAAGTATTGATTTTCCTGGATAT